TAAGTGTATTTATTCATTATCGCTCTCCTTAGTGGTTGAGATTAAATTATAAATATCGCCTTCTATCCATTCGCTCCATCCCTCTCGCCAATCGGATTTGTTGTATCTCGTCCAATCTTCTGAACGATCACGATTAATTTCCTCAAGCACTTGTTCTAATGACCAATGGTAAATTTGGCCTGTTGCTTTTTCCTTAATTTTAATTCTCATCATCGTTCTCCTTAAAAATTTTAAAATCAAAACGTAGCGGAAGTATTATCTATGTTAACGGCATTGTCAACTGTCACTTGAGCAAATAATTAAATAAATATTAAGAATGTCATAAGTGTTTGATATGTAATGATAATGTCAAAGTGTGACATGACCCCTATCGCTGTATTGAACGATAGCAATAATAGCAATGGTATCAGCAAGGGTCAGGCTAAAATGGCTCAGGGAGGCTCTCAGGCAGTCTCACGGCTATTGTTTAAATTTTGATCAATTACGGTTATTATTATTCTATTGACTATTAGGAGTAGAAAAAATGGCATCTAAATTGACCCCTAAGAAATTACACTTCGCTAGGTGCGTTGCTGCCGGATCTGATTATTCGACCGCATATAGGGAAGCTTTTAATCCAAAAGAGTCAACTACTGCTGCAAGTATCAATACGCTTGCGTCACGGCTTATGTCAGACGTTGAGGTTAGGTCTAGGGTGGACACGTTAGTAGCTGCTAGGGAGAGGGCTGTACTGGCCTCCGGGGTCTCAGACAGAGAGAAAGTTCTAGGAAAGCTTAGGGCGTGGATGGATACAGCGGAGGGTGCGGATAGTATGAAGATCCGATCAGCGGAACTGCTAGGTAAGTCAGTCGGCCTATTTAAAGATGTAGTCGAACAGAAGCAAGAGTCGAGTAGCGCAGACATAGAGGCCAAGCTTCAGGCCAAGCTAGAATTATTATTGGCAAGTCAAGAAACCAAGGATAGCGATAATAAAGATCTGCATTAAAAGTAATCCAAGGTTATGCCTACTTATAGTTAACCCATCATTCAACAATGACACGCTTAACAAAAGTTACATGACCCTTTAATAGTAATACACTTGATACCTTTTATGTGTGCAACATGACCCCCCCTTAATAATACACCTGACCCCCGTGACAGGTCTCACACTTTGATACCCCCACCCCCCCTGACGGCTAGGCCGGGTATGTGTGATATATACATAGTGTTACACTCAAATAATTACCTACTTTTAAGCATACCCCCCTATGTTTTCTAGAATGCCCAATAATATCAATCACTTAGCGTTCTTCTGGTCAAATTTTGTACAGAAAAGGGGTAGGAATCCTAGTACCCGGCAAAAATTTTGCAAAAAAAATTGACCTTACACTTGTCAATAGGCACAATATGTTAAAATTTCTTACACTTGTGTCTTAAGGGTTACCCTTACTAAGGATTACTCTTATACGCTTGCAGTATCTATTTCTAGGTATTCCTAATTTTTAAATTTAAAGGTAACGCTTTCAAGGGTAATCCTTGCTAGTGAAATCCTTGTTTTCAAAAAGGCGAGTTGCGCTTGGATATTGATCAAAATTTAATCAATACATTAGATAGCGTCCCTGTTGAGGACAAGCAAGAGATACTTAGCCTTCTTGAGCAGCTTGATGAAGCGAAGAAGCTTGAGGCTGCTAGGGCTGGATACATAGATTTTGTACGCACGATGTGGCCTGCTTTTATTGATGGTGAGCATCATAAGATAATGGCTTCGGCTTTTGAGCGTATAGCTCGTGGTGAGTTAAAGCGGTTGATAGTTAATATGCCGCCCAGACACACTAAGAGCGAGTTTGCTAGTTACATGCTCCCGGCTTGGTTCTTGGGGCAGTACCCAAATAAGAAGATAATACAGACCGCCCACACAGCAGAACTCTCTGTTGGATTTGGTAGGCGAGTTCGTAACCTCGTAGACAGCGAGGATTTTAAAAAGGTTTTCCCAGAGTTGACTCTTAGGCCCGACTCCAAGGCTGCTGGGAGATGGAGTACCAGTGCTGGTGGTGAGTATTTCGCTATTGGTGTTGGTGGTGCTGTAACTGGTAAAGGTGCAGATCTGCTCATAATCGATGATCCCCACTCGGAGCAAGAAGGACAAAGTGCTGACCCCACTGTGTTTGATCGAACCTATGAATGGTACACATCCGGGCCTCGTCAACGGCTTCAACCGGGAGGCGCTATAGTTATCGTGATGACGCGATGGCATATGCGCGATTTAACCGGAAAGATAACTAAGTCTGCCTCTCAACGGGCTGGAACAGATCAATGGGAGATCATTGAGTTTCCTGCCATCATGTATGAGGGGACTGATAAAGAAAAAGCATTATGGCCTCAGTTCTGGAGTAAAGAAGAACTGGACTCCTTAAAAGCGGAGCTGCCGCCTTCTAAGTGGAACGCACAGTACCAACAGAACCCCACTGCTGAAGAAGGGGCGTTGGTTAAGAAGGAGTGGTGGAAGATCTGGGAGAATGAGAAACCTCCTCCCTGCGAATTTGTTATTCAGTCTTGGGATACTGCTTTCTTAAAGACACAAAGAGCTGACTATTCTGCCTGTACAACGTGGGGCGTTTTCTATGCGCCGGACGATGATGGCATGAGCCAGCCTAACATTATACTGCTTGATGCCTATAAGGAGCGTCTGGAGTTCCCAGAGCTTAAACAAAAGGCATATGAGATGTGGCAGATGATGCAGCCTGACGCTTTTATAGTGGAAGCTAAAGCCGCTGGAACTCCATTGATTTTTGAATTAAGAGCGATGGGTATTCCGGTAGCTGAGTACACTCCTTCTAGGGGTAATGACAAGATAGCTAGGGTTAATGCCGTGGCAGATTTGTTTGCCTCTGGTATAGTCTGGTGTCCAGAGACACGCTTTGCTGAAGAGGTAGTCGATGAGTTTGCAGCTTTCCCGGTAGGAGAGCATGATGACTTGGTTGATTCATCTACTCAGGCACTGCTTAGGTTTAGGCAAGGCGGCTTCCTGAAGTTACAGAGTGATGAAGAGGACGAGCCATTCTATGGTGGAAAGTCAGTCAGCTATTATTAATATCGAAGAAGAAGAGCAGAAGATCGAAGCTGAGATTAGAGAGTGGTCATCTAATATTATTGAGATGCCTAACCCTAATTTTAATAATATTCCGACTTGTCCCTATGCTAAAGCAGCTTGGGAGAAGGATCTGGTCAAAATTGTTTTTGATCATGATGGCAATGATGATCAGTTGTTAAAGTACATTTCTAATTATGACAATAACTATGAGTTAGTTATTGTCGTTGAGACTGACTATAACGAAGATCAGGATAGCTTTCATGAAAGTCTTAGTGAAGTTAATAATTTAATAAGCCAAAAATTTTGGGGCGATTCAGATCTTTGGGTTATGGGTTTTCACCCTTCTGATGATGAGAGTGAAGTTTTGGACGCTGAAAGTTTTGAGCCTATTAGCGAGTACAGCTATGGTTTGGTTTTTATTCAAAGACTTTCTTTTCTTCAGGAAGCCTCTAATAAGCTAGATCTTAAAGGCTACTATGATGTGTATCAGGACAACCCTGAAATAATTGACATGTACGAAATCCGTAAAAAATATTACAGGAGATTTCTTGATGCTAGGTAAAAAGAAAGGAATGCGAGGCGGCAAAACTGTTGCCAAAAAAATGATGGGCGGAAAACGTGCTGCTAAAAAAGTTATGGGAATGAAGTCTGGAAAGAAAGCCACAAAGAAAATGATGGGCGGAAAGACTGTTGCCAAGAAAGTAATGGGCATGAGATCTGGAAAAAAAGTTAACCAACTTAAGAAAATGAAGTCTGGCGGAGTGTGCCGTGGTATGGGCGCTGCAACCAAAGGCGGAAATTTCGAGGTCGTTTAATGGCTATTGAAAAATCTTTAGTCAGCAATCCGCTTGCCGTAGATAGCGAGGAGGCTGTTGAAGTTAACATAGTTAACCCTGAAGCAGTTTCTATTGAGACTGAAGATGGAGGCGTTATTTTGGATTTTAATCCAGATGGCGGCTTTATGGATGATTCAGTACAACACGGGGCTAACCTAGCGGAATACATTGATCCTCCTGTCTTAGAGATGATTGGTTCAGATCTTGTCGGTATGTATAACGCTGACAAAGAAAGTCGAGCTGACTGGGAAGAGTCCTATGTCAGAGGGCTAGATTTGTTAGGTCTTCGCTTTGAAGATCGCACTATGCCTTGGGCTGGAGCTTGCGGTGTCTTTCATCCAATGCTTGCTGAGGCTGTAGTTCGTTTTCAGGCGCAGACAATACAAGAGATATTTCCTGCCAGTGGGCCAGCAAAAACGTCTGTTGTGGGCAAGCTTACTGATAATAAAGTTAAGCAAGCTGGTCGTGTTCAAGATTATTTAAATTATTTAATGACACAGAGAATGTCTGAGTATCGGTCTGAGACTGAGAAGCTCTTGTTCTCTTTGCCAATTGCCGGATCTGCTTTTAGAAAAGTTTACTTTGATCCCAACCTTGATAGACCTTGTAGTATGTTTGTTCCGGCAGAAGATTTTGTTGTTAGTTATGGCGCTTCTGATCTTGAGAATTGTGAACGTGCAACTCATGTAATGAAAAGAACCCCTAATGATATTAGGAAGCTTCAAGTTTCTGGGTTTTATAGAGATGTGGATCTGCCTTCTCCTTCTCCAGACATTGGAGAGATCCAAGAAAAGTACAATAGACTTACTGGTGACAGTGCCAACTATGAAGTTGACCACAGACACACCTTGCTGGAGATGGTTGTTGACTATGACCTTCCCGGTTTTGAGGATATGCAGGGCGGAGAAGAGACTGGTATAGCTTTACCCTATGTAATTACTATCGATAAAGGCTCTAGAAAGATTTTATCGATCAAGCGTAACTGGAATGAAGAAGATCCACAGAAATTAAAGGTGGAACACTTCGTTCATTACACCTATTTACCGGGATTAGGCTTCTACGGTTTCGGTTTAGTCCACATGATAGGTGGATTAAGCAAGTCAGCTACCTCATTACTCCGTCAATTAGTTGACGCTGGAACTTTAGCGAACCTTCCGGGTGGTTTGAAGGCGCGTGGGCTTAAGATTAAGGGTGATGACACCCCAATTATGCCGGGAGAGTTCCGTGATGTGGACGTTCCGGGCGGTACTATACGCGATAACATCAGTTTTATGCCGTATAAGGAGCCATCTAACGTCCTTTACCAGCTTTTAGGGGACATTGTGTCGGAAGGCAGGCGGTTTGCCTCTGCTGCTGACGTAAAAGCCTCTGATATGAACGCTGAAGCCCCGGTTGGCACAACATTAGCCATACTTGAGCGCGAAATGAAGGTGTTAAGCGCGGTTCAAGCGCGTGTTCACGCTGCAATGGGTGCAGAATTAAAGATATTAAGCCGATTAGTGCATGATTATGGGCCTCAACGCTACCCATATGACGATTCAGAGCAACCACTAGCGGCAGAAGACTTCGATGATCGCATAGATATCATTCCTGTTAGCGATCCGAACAGTGGCACGATGGCTCAACGCATTATGCAGTATCAAGCTGCGTTGCAACTCTCAGCCTCAGCGCCACAGATGTATGACCTACCATTACTTCATCGTCAAATGATTGAAGTGCTGGGCATAAGGGATGCAGACAAGATTATCCCAACGGATAAGGATATTAAGCCTACAGATCCTATTACTGAGAACATGAATGTTATTAATGGCGAACCTATTAAGGCATTTGCGTATCAAGATCACGAGGCTCACATACAAACTCATATGTCTTCAATGGAAGACCCCAAGCTATTGAAGATACTCTCAATGGCTCCTGACGCTAAAGTCAAGCAGGCAGCAATGATGGCCCATATCTCAGAGCATGTGGCCTTCTCCTATCGAGAAAAGATAGAAAAAGAACTTGGCGTATCACTGCCGCCGTCAAATGAGCAATTACCAGAAGATATTGAAGTCAGGCTATCCAAGCTTGTTGCCCCTGCCGCTGCACAACTTACCGGGAAGGACAAGAGAGAGATGGAAGCCCAACGCATACAGGAGCAGATGAAAGATCCAATCATCCAGCTTCAGCAAGCTGAATTGCAGCTCAAGACTAAGCAAGCTCAAGACAAAGCTCAAACCGATATGGCTAGGATTCAAGTTGATCTTCAAAAGAGTAAGGAGAAGAACGAACTTGAAAGAGAGAAACTGTCTCAAGAAGCCCAAGTTGAGGGCGTTAAAATTGGTGTTCGCGTAGCTGAGGATGCATCTAGAGAAGAGGTAGAGAAATCTAGAATGCAGTCAAAAGATATGCTTGATGGCGTTAAAGTCGGTGTCGAAATAGCGAAGGAGCTATCTGGTGAGTGAAGTTTTTAGTAACAACGCTTTACAAGTTCTTAGAGAAAATA